GCTGAGAGTGAGTCCAAAGGTAAAGGTCATCGCCGTTCAAGTGAACTGAGTTGACAATTTCTTTCCAAAGGACTCTTCGAATTTGTGCGTTCTCTTCCCCATCATTGTAGAACTTATTAATAATCTCGACAACATCAGTGAGGATTTGCACAAGTAAGGTACCATCAAAGTTAGAGAAATCTCCCGCAATCACTTTGTTACCTTTGCTGCGGAGACGCTGAGCGGTACGAGTCCAATCCAAAGAATAGACATTGGTGCCAATCGAAATCTCATTATCAATGCGATTTTTAGCGCAATGAGCAGCAAAGCCAAGAAAGTACTTACGAAAAGCCAACGTGTAGTGCATCGGACCTGCAGCAAACACGCGAGTCTTCCCGATTTTGACTTTAGCGATGGGACGACGCTCATCCTTAAGCGTGTCTGTCCAGACGACAGGAGTGCGCTTATTGTTCTTTGCGTCCACTATCATCTGGTCCATTGTCTCCTTGACTTCGGGGGCGAGCTTATATTCGTCAGCTCCCAACCACTTTGTTTTGCCAGGTTTATTTCCCTTAAACTTAGTATAGGGAAAACCAGGCGACGACTTGCGGTTAATGGGTGTGACAAATGAATCTCCTTCTATACCGGCCACCGCTTCCATATCCGTTAAGACACGACTATGATCAGGATCGATATTGGAATTCACGATGCGTTCTACATCGTTAATGCTAGCTGCGAGACGGTCCTCGTTGAGAAATGGAGGAATATTACCAGCCTTTTTCAACCCTAGGGTCATGGGATCTACCCTTTTGCCATCGACCTTAATAGGACGCAATGCACTAGGCATCGTAGTAGCAGGGGTAATCATGCCATGAACTGCACTTGGTCGCAACGCTGTGTTAGTAGCACTAGCGACTTTAAAAATGGCCTTTCCTACAGGTACGAAATTACCCTCAGGAAGTGAGACAGTCTCAGATGTGCCAGTTTCCTTCAAAATGGGGTCCCAATTGACACTCACTTGCGCAGCAAGGGAGATCCGAGAGAGACCACGCATAATATCGGCAGCATTGAAGGGAGTTGAAATCCCGAACCCAGCCGCACCGGCGACATGTAGACCAAGGATTTTCTTGGCAATGCCACTGGAAACGCCCATGAGAATCGAACCGCAATCTCCATCCTTGGTTTCAAGTCCACGATACTCGTATCGGTCCCGAATTGAATACCAATTGTCTCTGTCGTCATCATAAAAGATCTCTTGATCACGAGCTGTGATGGTGCCGAAACGCAAGATAGCACCAAGGTCGCAAGGAACGACTAGAACGCCATGGCAAGTCTTAAATTTTGTCATCTCGGCGCTCGTAGCGATGTTGTTCGTAATGTCTGCGTGATCCAAGATGGTACGAGGAAATTCAAGCAGAACTTGATCTTTGCTATTGCCAGCAGAGTCTTCAATTTTGACCCACTTCAGAGATGATGCGGGCATAGTATGACCTTGCCTGTTGGACTGGTTCCAGATACGAACTTCAGTGCTTGCCTCCAAGTATGGAATCA